CGTTGCCCAGCGATCGAGGCTCAGGAATCACGAGCCCGCTTGCCAGCGTCCGGGTCTTTGCCTCCTCCACGCTCGGCGCAGGCAGGTCGAGCTCGGCATCCTCGCCGTCCACGAACGTCCGCCGCATGTATTTGAACGTGTCCAAAGCGCCCAGGAACATGTGCTTTTCGGCAGTCAACCTCGCGATCGTCGCATCGATGTTCGCAACGTTGGTCGCGCACTCCTGCTCCTTCACCACCATCCGCCGCCCGAACCGGGTCGCCTCCGCATAGCCGTACAGCGGCGGATTGGTTCCAAGACAGGACTCGTGCGGGATCGTTATCGTCACGCCCCGCTCGTTCGCCCATTGCAGCATATTCAGCAGACCGGCCTTCTGGTTCGTGTACCACTCCTCCGGCGCCGCCATGTCAACGCCGAAGATGCCGATCTCCTCCACGCCCATGTCGATCGCGAACAGGATCATCCAGGCGACCGACGAGGTCAGATTGATCCGCGCTCGAGGACCGTACTTGGCCACAAGGTCTAGCCCAGGAAAAACCTTCGCCTGCGGGAACAGCTCGCTCGGCTCCTGCGTCCACAACTCGAACGTCTGGGCGTTCAGCCACGTCGCGTATTCGCCGATCCAGCTCTTGTTTTCCTCGCCCTTCAGATCACCAATCGCATGCAGCTCGAACCAGCGGGTCACCCTCGGGATCACTCCGCCCCGGTTGCCCGCCGAGCACACCCAGATTTCCCATGATGTGTCATCGAACGGCGCCATCAGCCGAGAAGCTGGAACGGTTCCTAGGACAGCAACACGCATGCTTGCTCCGTTTCTTCCTTTGCGGTTGCCCTCAGTACCACAGTCAAGTGGCCGTCGAAAAGAGCAGGCTCAGCGTCGCCGTCGATGGCGATTGCGCCTGGAAGACATAGGACGACGTCGAGACGCCTATCAACGTGATCACGCCGCCCACCAACGTCGAGGTCGATTTGATCGTGTTGGTCAGCGACGAGCCGCCAGCCGCTTGCAAGCAGTCCAGGATCGTCACTCCAGTCGCCGCCTTCACCATCCACGCCGTGCTCACCGTCGTGATGTCGATAATCACCGATCGCCCGTTAACCGGAGGCTGAAGGTTATAAACGGCAATCGCCGTGCTGGTCAGGATCGTTACGCCACCGCTTCCGACCGTCGAGCCCGTCGGTCCCGCGATGTCGATCACGCCAGTTCCAGCAACCGTATTTAGGTCGCTGCCAGACCCGGTGTATTGGGTTCCGCCGATATACAGCCCGCCCTGTGCGAGCGCGATCTTGCCCTTGAAGCGCTGGACGAAGCCGGTTGCCATGACGCGATCTCCTGATCGTTGTCTTTAATTCTGAGACCCAGCCTGGCGGCGCGTGGCGCGCCTTCCGTCAGGCAGACTTGGCCGCTGGCATCTCCTTGCCAGCAAGCCCGTAAGCCTCCTCTTTCGAGAGCGGACGGTCGTTCAGCTTGCGGCCCTCGATCACGTTGTATCGGCCGTAGCCGCTGCTGATCACGTGTTTCTCGACCCCTTCGGCAAGCGCCGCCGCCCCGGTCTTTCCCGTCGTGAGAGGCGCGTCCATCGGCGTCACATTGTGGACCGGCCACACCGTGATGTAGCCCTTCTCGATCAGTGCATTGCGGTTCTGCTGCGGCATCTTGAGTAGCTGCTCGCGAGTCACCTCGGTCCCGGCTCGCATGAACTCGGTTCCCCACCGAAACCCGCGGACCACTCGCCCGCCGCCGATGATGCTGATGTGCAGAGCCCGCATGCGGTTCACCTTGGCCTTTTGTTCACGCTCCAGAAGCGCCCGCGCTCGCCGCAGGCCCATCACACAGCCCCCTCCTCCAGCGATCAGGTTGCCGTGATGTTGGAGAAGAAGAACCCGAGGTCCGACCCCACCACCTGCATGTCGAACGCCATTTCGCATTCGTTGCGGATCGTTCCCAGCCCGAGCCAGTTCATCGGGATTTGAGCCACCCTGATCCCGAGGCTGTTCAGTCCGGTGAAGGCCTGCCAGCCGAACGTGTAGCCAGCCGCCGGGATCATCAGCCCAGGCGCCGGTGGGCTGTAGGTCAGCAATGAATTGCGCCCAGCAACGAATGACATGGCCGCCGTCACGTTCTCGGCCGCCGCGTTGTAGACCGCCTTGCTCACCACCACCGTTTCGATGGCAAATGCCTGCGCCAGCAGTTGCGGCGTCACGGTTCCAGCATAAGCTGGGTTGGTGTACTTGATGCGGTCAATAACCAGCGGATGCTTCCGCAGTGCCTGATAGACTTGCCAGGCAAGCAGCAGATGGTTCGGCATGAAGCCGGTGTTCTGCAGGATTGTCGTCTGAGCAAAAGCAAGGTCGGTGAACGGGTCTCCGTTTGCATCGTCGTCCCACTGAACCGGCGTCGTCGTCCCAGGTATGCCGCCGCCCACCGACGTGGTGCCGATCGCGTCCGTTCCCCACACGCCCGTCACCATGTAGCGGCTCATGAAGAACCGGTCTCGCCGGATCATCAGCTTTTGCGTCAACTGGCGAGTCGATATCACGTCGATGTCGATCGCCGGGTCCTGGTTCGCCCGGACCTGCGGGCCGATGTCCTGATGCAGCGCCCACACCTTCGCCGAATAGGTCTGCGTGATCAGGTTCACGCCAGTCCCTGCCGATTCCGCCGCATCCGCCCGAAGCTGCGCCTCGTCGCGATAGAAATCAGCCTTCGACCAGACGAAGTACACATCTGTTTGATGCTGGACCGGCACCATCGGAAAGATTTTGTCGGCCACGTAGTTGTCGTCTGACTGAAAGTACGCAACCGCGATGTTGGTCAGCGAGGCGGCCACGTGCACGTCGCCGAAGGTCGGCTGCGGCATGCTGGCGAACGCGAACTTGGCAAAGTCCTCGATGCTGATCGCGTTCCACTTGGCCCGATGCCGAAAGAGGATGTTCATGGTTGTCTCCCTGACGACCAAATGGATGATTGCGTCACACGCCACCCGGAGCGCCGGATGCGCCGTAGATCAGCATGGTGAAGAGAGCCCCGACCGCCGACGGCGGAACATCGGCCACCGCACGTCCGCACGGCGTCGTTCCCGCAGCAGACGAGAACGGAACCAACGTGCCAGCCGACGTCGAGCTCAACTGAACCTCGCCGCCGAAGGTGATCGCGGTCGAGCCAGCGATCGCCTTGCTGATGCCGAAGATTCCGACGTCCGCCGCATCACCGCCACGCGGTTTGTTCTGGATGATGCCGTAATGACGGAATTGCCCGGTCACCGTGCTCGGAAGCTGCACGGTCGCCACCACCGTCGTGCTCAGCACCACGGCGCAGAACTGCCCGCTCCCGGACGGACCAGCCAGCGTCGTCCCGGTCAACGACGAGTTGCGGAAATCGGCCGCCGTCGACAACGTCGTATGCGCGCCGTCGTGTATTAGCGGCGTCTCGGTCGCGTGGCAGGAGGCAAGCGACGCGAACTCCTCGAAGGAGGCGACGTTCCACTTTGCCTTGTGCCGAAAGATCATGTTCATGGTCGTCTCCTAAACCGTCTCAGGCCACGCGGTGAATTTTGGCCAGCCGCTCGGTCCGCTCACGATCAGCCAATTCGCGGTTGGCCGGATCAGTCAGCACCTTGTCGAAGGCCTGAGCCTCCGACAGGTCCGGCTTGATCTTGCGAAGATCGGCCGCCTTCGACAGCAGCTCGGCCATCGCCGAGCCATCGCCAGCCATCGGCCGCGAGGTGCCGAACTCGGCGAACACCTTGCTGGTCTTCTCGATCTCGCGGCTCGCCTTGGCCAAGGTCTTCGTGAACTTGGTCAGCTCGTCGATCGCCTCCCGGTCACCACGCCGAGCCTTCATCAAAATGGTCCCGGCATCCTCTGCCGTCATGCCGAGGTCTTTCGCGTCCCTCTTGCAGATGTCCAGCTCCCGTTCGTCCTCGATCTGCTGAATCCGCTTGCGAAGGTCCTCGTTCTCCGACCGCATCTTCTTGTAGATCGGATCGTCCTCGTGACGCTTCTTGGTCTTGTCCATGTGCTCGTCGCGCTCATCCGGCGTCATGGCCTCGAAGCGCTTCTGTTCCTCGGCGGACAGCGTGGCGTGGTGCGCCTTATGCCGCTCGCTCATCTTCGCCACGACAAGCTCCGCATTGAGCTTCGCGATCACGGCGTCCTTGTCCGCCGTCGCCTTGGCGACCGCGTCAGGGATTGCCTTGGCGATATGCTCGTCGAGGAGCTTCTGAACTTGCGGGCTGAATGCGGTGGTCATCTTGTCCAACTCCTCGTCTAGATGCTCCATGTTCGACAGGTCGAACTGCGCCACATGAGCCTTGAACTGCGACAGGCTCTCCGCGATCGCCGCCGCCTTGTCGTCCACCTCGTCGTCGCACAGGATCGAGCAGACCGATTGCTCGAGGGCGCAGATTGCCTCCCGCACCTCGTCCATCATCTGAGCGGCGTCTTCGCCGGTCTCGATGTTCTCGGCCGCAGTGTCGAAGTCGATCGCCTTGTCCACCACGACCGCCGCTTTCATCTCGGCGAAGTCAATCACCCGGTCGTCGTCGGCCGAGGTGTCCCGCTTTTTCCAGTTCTCCGGAATCAGGTCGCTCCGCCCCAAGGCCGCCGCTCGGCGTTTGATATGTGCCTTTGTGGCGGCCGGATTCTTCGCTCGCCCAAATGCCTGAATCGCGTTTTTCAGGTCAGACACATTGCTGATCGGATAGCCGCCGCCGGGCATCGCATGCCCCTTCTCCTCGGCAGCATCCCGTTCGGCTTGGGTGAATTCGCGCTTGACAGTTGGCAGGTCACGCTTGGTCAGAACGACCCGCACACCTCTGCCCGCGCCGACATCGACGCTCGAAACGTCGTCGATACGCAGGTCTTTCAGCAGTCGCGGCATGCTCGCGACTATTACGCTTTAATGTTTTCGGTGCTATATTCCGGTTCAGCGTACCATCCGCAGAGGTGACCGATGGCTATCGAGATGACATTTAACGCGCTGCGCGTTTCACGCCTGTTCCTCGCCTCCACCACCACCAAGCACACCGGCTACCGCGTCGCACAGCATCTCGGCATCAATCCACCTCGGGCGTATGAAGTGCTCGCCAGGCTCCAGCATGCCGGATGGCTCGCAAGCCAACGCGAGCAGGAGTCACGCCACAGACGCCTTTATGAATTGACCGAGGAAGGCCTCAACGCCGCTAGGCGCACGCTGGCCGAGCTACAGCTCACACCAATGAGCTAGCCCACCTCGATCCGCCGAGCCTTCCCGCCGATCGAGAACTCCGGAAGCTCTCCGGACTTGATCCGTTTCCATAGCCCGAGATCGTCCACCTTGAAGCCGATCCACCAGCCCTCCATCCGAATATCAATCCCGAGCAGGTCCTGCTTTTGCTTTGTAAAGACAAAGCTCTCGATCACCCGTCCCATTCCCTTGCGCTCGTGCATGTCGCCGAGCCCCGCATCGCTCCGCTTGTCGATCGGGTCGTCCGGCTCCTGACAATACAGCATGTAGTCATATGCCGCCTTTTCCAGGTCCTCGGGTAGGATCACGTCGTTCTGCTTGTCGACGATCAGCTCCCCATCCACCGTCGAGATCGAGGCCCAGCCGAACACAAGCTGCTGGTCCTCGTCCACCTTTTGCACCTCGAACGGCGTGTGCCACCACCGCTCGTCGTCAGCCTTGTCGACAGCCTTCTCGCCTCTCGCAATCTCATGGTCACCGAGCACATGACCAGAGCAGCCGACCTTGTGCCATTGTCCAGGCTCGGCACCGCACTCCGGGCATTTCTTGATCGCACGGAACCGCTTTTTAAGACGCCCCTTGTCGTCACGCGGTTGGTTCTCGGCCATCTTGCGGACCCAGGTGTCGCCCTCCTTTTTCCAGCCGTTCTTGACCGCAGTCCAAGCTTGCTTGATCGCCGACACCTCGCCAGCGCCAGCCTTCATCCGCTCGTTCGCCACCCGCCGGAACACGGTCTTGGCCTCGTCCGGGAGCCCTTGCACACCCTTCGGCAGGTCAGCGTTGCTCGCCCACACCTTGCCGACGTCGGTCGTGTCCGACATGTCCGGCTCGTCTTCCTCCACCGTTCCCGGTATCTCGACCACCTTCGCGCCGCCCTTGATCTCGCCGATCGTCGTCAGGAAATCACGAGCCTTGCGCCGCTGGTTCCCCAGCGCGGTCGTCGCATGGACCTCTCCAGCCGTTGGCTGCGCCTTCGAGACCTGCTCGCGGATCGTCTGCGCCAGGTCAGGTGCATGCTTCTCAAGGAAGCCGAGCGTCGACACCACCGCTTCATTCAGATCATGATCCATGTGCTTTATTTCCTCAGCGCCGTAGGTTGCCTCCAGGATATCACGCGCCAGCGCCGTCTCCGCGGCCGTCGGCAGCGACTCCTCGAACTGCTCGTGCCTCGCATGCCAGATGTCGCTGTGCCCGTAGGGCTTCAGGTACAGGTTCGGCGGCGGGTTCTCGGGCGCCTCGTGCTGGATCAAGCGAAGCCACACATCCTCCTGCGTCTCCGCCTCGTCCTTGTCGATCCCATTGGCCGTGTACCATGCCCGCTCGGCCGCCTCCGCGAACAGGTAGTGCGCCACCTTGTAGGAGGCCTCCGGCTCCATCCCAGCCCGGATCAATGTTTCCATCACGAACATTTCGACGTTCTCATGAATCGCGAACGGCTCCGCGATATCGAACGTCACGTCGCCTACCGTCACCGTTGCCGGTGCATGGCGATCAATGAACGTCGTCGGGTCCTCGATCGGCAAGCTGCCGCCAGCACCGAACGGCACGTCGTAGCTGCGGTCAGCAACCGGGTGGTTGATCGTCTCGCGCAGAATCGGTGCCGCCAGCACCATGTCCACAAGCCGGTTGCCCGTCAGCGCCGCATCCGCCCGCAACGTTCCCGCGGGCAGAGGCGAGCCAACAATCGGCCGGATGCTGCCAGGAAAGTAGGCTTTGCTCGCTTTGCTCATCCCAGGACGCTTGTCGTAGAACCGGTACACAGAGATCGCCTTCCCGGCGTTCATCGCTGCCGCGATTCTGTTGTGGCCATCAGCAATATGCATCCGGCCCTCGTAGTCCTCCAGCACGACAGGCTTGTCGTCGTACTTACCGCCGAACAGCGATTTGCCTCCAGCTTCCTCCTCCTCGCCTCCCCAAAATGACGCCTTCAGCTCCTCCTGCGTTGCTTGGAATCCGCCGAAGTCCTTTGGCTGGACCGTCACCACCTTTGGGCTCACGCCGCTTTCGATCTTGCTTTCTATTGTCGCATGCACATCCGTGCGGCTGGACATCGGGAATGGCGTCCTGGTCGGATCGCTGTGGCCGGTGCTGCCGAATCGTCCCTTCTCATCTCTCGGCTGATCCTCTGCCATTTTTCCGATATTGTTTTTTGGCGTTTGCGCATTGCAGCATCCGTAGCGGCTGATCTTCGGCTCGAGGTCAAACATCTCAGGCAAGCGCTTGTTCAACTCAACGTACAGCCCACACTCATCCCCGCCATACTCACAGTTTTCGCACCGCACCTGCCGCTCGACGTAGCCGATCTCCTCGTCCGTCATCTCAGCGATCGGACCCTCGAACGCCATCGGACCTTCGACATACAAGGCGCAGGTCCCGTCCTCCAGGTCGATCACCCTTCCGGTCAACGCACAGAAGTCGACCTGTTCTTCCTTGTATCGCAGCGTGCATGTGCTGCACTGCGCAAAAGCTTTCTTGTTCCGCCCCTTCGGCTCGAGGTACAGAAAGGCGTCCCGCGTGATCTTCCGAACGCCACCGGCTTTCGCCACCTCTGCGATCGCCTCAAGAAACGTCAGCATCAGTCCTTCTCCGGCGGGATCACATTGGTCGGTCCGGTCCGCTTCCGCCGCCGCCCTCTGCCTGGTCGAGGAAGCTTCAATGCTGTCCCGGCCGGTTTCCATCTCACTTGTTCCGGTTCCTCCCATGCGAATCGCGATGCACGAGATGGGTCAAGCTTTCGAGGATCCCATTCGTCCGGGTCTTTCGGTCTTTTCATGGTCCCACCAAGAACATCATCATCCCGCTGTCGGCGTTCACTCCCATGTATTGCAAGTCACTCGCCCGAGCCAAGAGGATTTCCAGCTCACCTCTTATCTTGCTGATCGGCGCAATTGAGATCGCCCGCGTTCCACGCGGCATGTATATTTCCACTTGGTAAGGACCGAATTCTTCTGCAACATTGAGGCTCACACTTGCGCTCAGGTATGCGTCGTCAACGATCGTCTTTTCTCCACGCTCGATTCTACCTTTCCAGTCGTTGTAAACTCTGTTGGACAAACCGCGATAGGTTTTCATGTCATCCGGCAGAGACGCCTTGCTCATCGCTCCGTCAAGCCCTCTAAGCAGATCAGTCTCGCGTACCTCACCGGCGCGCAGCGCCTTCTCGAACTCCGCCTTGTTTAGTCCCGCGTATGAACTGCCACTGTATCGCTGTAATGCGCTAATTTCCGCGCCGGAATACGGTTGAGTTGATCCCTCCTCGTATAGCCTGATCAGCTCTGCGTCAGCACTGTTTCTGTCTTGCCAGTCCTTATAGATCGCCTTGTAATCCGCTGGATCGAACATTGTTTTCATCGCTTGTGCTTCCGGCGTTTCAAGCTCCTGGTAAACATCGCCCCAGCCAGGCCCCTCCTCGGCGTCCATCATCGTGAACTCATAAGCCGGTACGCCAGGCTCGTAAGGCCCCACCTCCTCGTATGGCGCTTCGGCGACCGCGACTTCCTCGGTCGCTGGCATAAATTCCCCCGCAATCGCAGCCGCCACCGACGGTTCTTCCTCCGGGGTCACTTCTTCCTCTGGCGGCAGTTCCTCCTCGGGCGGTGGCTCCGCTTCCTCCTCCTCTGGCACCTTGTCCAGGTCGGTTACGTATTCCACCGAGCACCTACAGCTCGGGTGAACCGGCGGGTCGTCCTGCGGCCCATCGTCCGAGTCGAAGTCCTCGAAAATGCCAACACCATCAGGATTCGCGTCCAAAATAGATAAACAGATTTCGCAAGTCTTTTCATCCAAAGCGACTTGCCAGTTTCGTGTGATCGCTTCCTCTGGAATCGCACCACGCTCCACCGCTTGAGTGTAGGCATCCCGCAAGCCAGCATTCGCCATCCGAACGGTTTCGGTGCCAGCGATCGTTGATGCCCGATAGTCCAAATAGTTTAACCGATAGTCCTCTGTCGCTTTCTCGATCATCGCATCCGACAGGCTCTGCCCGGACAAAATCGCGTCAGCTATTTCCTGGTCGTAAGCTGTGTTGCGCAGTTGACGCTCAAGGGCGCCGCTGTCCAAACCTTGCAGCATGCCTCTGTAGTTCATCACGGCCGCAGCCTGCCGATCAGTCAACGAAATCATGTCTCGAATATCTTGCGTGATTTCGGTCGCGCCAAGTCCGGCTTGCGCACCAGTTCTCACAATCTGGTCGATGGTGTCTCTCGCGCTTGTTTCGAGTTGCTGGATCAGTGCGTCCTGTTCTTCTCGTACTCGGTTCAATGTTGATTGGTCGTACAGGTCAAAATTGAAACGGTCGCCGATCGCCTTTCGGAAACGGACCGCACGTCCTGCTTGATGAAATGTTCCGTTGATTTTTCTCGCACCCAATTCGCCGCCCGCTTGCCGCAGCTTGGCAAGCCGGTTGAGCGGCGCCTTCAGCACCTCCCGCCAGTGATTCCAGTCCGTGAAAAACTTGACTGCGGTTGGATGGTAGTTCGCCGGTACGATCGCCCCCAGATGAGCCAGCGCCCCTTTCAGGTCGCGCCGCACCGCCGGATAGGCCTTCTCGGCCAGCAGCCGCACAGGCGCATCCCGACGCTGGTAGTGCTTCGCTGGTCGCACCCGCTTGGCCATCTCACCACCGCCGCCGCCTCCAAATCGCCTGCGCCAGGTAACCACCGATGAAGGCGCCGATACTGTAGACTGCCACGATCCGGTTCGGATGCGTCACAGGCCAGCCTAACGACAGACAGGCCGCACCTAAAATCGCCGCACCGCTCACCATCCCGCCCACGATGGCGCCAAGCTCCGCATTGCTCGGGCCGTCCCTGATCACGCCGCCGCCGTCTCCTCCTCGGCCACCCGCTGGATGATCGTCCACACCCAGCCGTCCGCCGCATCCGCGAGCCGCTTGGCGAACACCGGCTGCACCTTTATCGAAGTCGGCACCGTCCCGTTCATCCGAGCCCGCTTGATCCGTGCCGCCAGTATCTCGTCGTCCAGGAGCTCGGCCCGCATTGCCTTGGCAAGGTCGCCCAGGAACCTCCGGTGGCTCACAGACGGCAGATCATCGCCACGGCTCGGCACCATCAATCGCTCGAGGAAGCCCGTCAGCGAGCCCCCACGGCCCACCAGACCACGGAAAAACTCCCGATGCATCCCGTTCACGAAGATCGCATGGAACCAGATCGTCAGCGCCCGCACCATTGCGTAGTCATCGAACGAGAAGGTCGAGGCGCCCACCGCCACCTCCTCGCTTTCCACGCACAGCTCCCCGTCAAGCCACGTCGCGCTTCCCGGCGTCAGCCGTCGCTTTGTCCGCAACGCATGCTGGTCCCGGTAGCTCTGCCGGTTCATCTCGATCCCGTCGAAGATGATCAGATTGTAGCATTGCACCACATCGAACCCCAGCCGAGCGCACTTATCCAGGATCGCCAGGAACGAGGCCCGCGTCTCCATCGGCAGGCCGAAGATCAACTCGGTCGACACCTTCAGCCCCAGCCCGTGCGCCCAGCCGATCGCCGACCTGATCTCCTCGTCCGTCAGGTTCCGCCGCTTGATCGCCTTCAGCGTCTCCGGGTTCTCGCTTTGCAACGACAGCATCACTCCATGCCAGCAGCAGTCGCCCAGCACCTCTTGAACGTCCCTCGAGGTCTGGGTGAAGCGCTTGTCGTTGTAGTAGTACACCCGCTTTGGATAACCGGTCGCATCCTTCGCCTTCCGAATCAGCCGAGCAATCTCCACGTCCCTTTGCAGGATGCCGAAGTTCTCGTCCGTCATGTAGAAGATATGGTCCGGCCGGTCGCGAAAGCGCGGCACGATGAAATCTATTTCCGCCGAGATTTGCTCAATCGGAAACGCACGCAGCTTTCCTCGGTTCTTGCCGCTCACGCAGAACGAGCACGTGTAGGGGCACAGCCGCGAGGTCTGGATCATCGGCTGGTATGGACCGGTCAAAAACTTGTCCAGCGTTCCGTCCAGGTACGGCGACGGCACGTTGGCAAGGTCAGTCGACAAGCCCACCCGCTCGGGATGCATCACCGTCGAATGTACCTCGCGTGCATTGCCGAGCATCGCCGCCGCGATCGCCGCAAAGCCCTCCTCGCCCTCATTCACCACCACGTGGTCGATGCCCGGATGCCTCGCCATGTAGAGCGCCTGCTCTGCCGGATCGCTGTCAATACTCGGCCCGCCAAGCACGATCGCTGGATCGTAGCCGCCGATCGCACGCACCTTGCGCACCATCAGCTTGTTCAACTCGTCGTTCCAATAGTACGAGCTCAGCCCGATCACCTCCGGCCGCACCTCGCGCACATGGTCCAGCATCTCGGCCGGGTTCTTGAACAGCTCTATCTCGATCTCGCGCCCAAACATCCGCTTTGCGTAGCTCGCCACATAGCCGATGTTCAACGGCACGTAGAGGTTCATCATCAGCCGCATGTGGCTGAGGTCGCCGAGCGCGATGCGAAGCGGACGTGCCGTCATCCAAGTCATACCTCATTCTTGTGAACAATTTTGATCGCAGGCTGATCGGTCCGGCTATCGTAAATCGCTCTTAACTTATCCATGGAATGATACTCCACCCGTTTGATCCGCCCGTTTTCGAAATACTCGATCATCTTGATCCGCGGGCATGCTCCCACATGTCCGAAGCCGCAGTGCTCGCAAGCGTATATCATTGGTTCCCTCCGCGCGTTCATCAGATCAGCACCAGCACGCCCAGCAGGAACACCAGCAACGCGCCGATCACCAGTGCCCAGAAAATATTAGACGCTCTCGTCACCTTTCCAGTGCTCCATCATTGCCGTTCCCAGAGGGATCACCACGCCATGCTCATTTCGCAGACGGTCCGTGATGTCCTCGTGCATCACTGCCGCCTCGTATTCGTCGCGACAGATGATCACGATGTGCACCTCGGTCCCGGCCTTCTCAACCCGGAGGCGGAAGTCCTCCATCATCTCCTCGCATGCACGTGTCCCGGCCGCTTGGTCGGCGCCCGCTTGGTCGTCACGCCGAACCGCGGCCCCGCATATCGCTGCTGCCGACGGGCGATTGAGGCAAGCAGCATCTTTTCCAGCGGCGTTCCTCCAGGAGCCGTAGGCGTGCCAGGCTTCGGCGGCGGAGGCGGCGCTGTCATCCGTTGCAGCGAGGCCTCGTCCTTTGCGTCCTGGTTCTCAAGCTGGTGATCCGCCAGCCCAGCCGCCCGCAATGCCCGCTCGTCCACCACGTCAGGCAGTCCGCCAGCGTCCAGAATGTAGTTTTGCAATTCCTCGTTCGGGAACATCGGCATCCCGGCTTGGCTCAGCCGCAGCACGAAATTCGATAGCACATCAAGGTCGACACGCTGCGCGAGGTCGGGCTCCAGCGTCGGACATAGGTCCTCCTCCATCCCGTTCAAACGGAACAGCCTCGGGATCGCATACCGATTGTAGACCGCGGCGTTGGCGTTCAAGTAGCCCTCCACTGCCTGGAAGAACATGTCCACCTTGGACACCGCCAGCGATTGGGTTCCTCGCGCCTCGTGACCAAGCTGCAAGAAGTCCGCCAGCACCGAGGTCATCATCTGAACGTTGTACCGGTTGACCGTCTTGTCAAAGTCGATCCCCGAAGCCCTGATCTGCGGCGTCACCAACTCGAACTTGTATTGTTCTGCCGAGGTCGGCGTTCCGTCCGCCCCCATCCAGTGGTCCGACGGCATGATCACGCCCATCTGCTCGTCGATCCGCAAATTCACAACCATCTGCTTGTAGCCGTTCAGCGTCGCCACCGCCGTCGCGTCTCCGTTCTGCGCCGCATCGATCAGCGTCGATGGAACCCGCACCACTGGCACGCCGCCCAGCCGCTCGGCCAGGATTGCCTCCTGCTCCTGAATCCGCTTGCAGAAATAGTAAGGCAAGTACGACGAGCGAAGCACGCTCCGACCTTCAGGATTGTTCTTGTGCGTGATCGGACGGAACAGCAGAAGCTTCTCGATCGGAATGTCTATGAGCGGCCCGATCCACGGCTGCTGAGTCACACCTTCGATCGAACCGTTCTCGTCGAAGAACCATTTGATCACCGTGTCCTGACCTCGCAACGGAATCCGACGCCAGCCGATCTTGCCGTCGTCATAAGCGCTCGACGGCAGGTCGAATCCAGGCCTCGCGGGATCAGGTCCAGGCTCGCGGCCGTTCCGCCGCTTGTAGACAATCTCGTGCGGCGCAAAGCCGTAGCCCAGCATCGACAGGTTCTCGACAACCAGCTCCTCCCACGTGTGGCTCATGTCGTCCCGGCACGAGTCGATGAAGTCCGCCGCCTCCTGCGCCTGCGGCGAGTCGTCGGCTGGCGTCGTCCGCCAGTCCACCTTGCGCATCGTCGCGATGATCGCATACATGATCGCGCCAATCGTCGGGCTGTTGTCCTGCATCTCCCGGAATTTCTGCGCCGCCTGACGGCCGACAAGCTGTTGAAGAAATTCCTCCCGCACCCACCCGCTGAACGCACGCAGGCCCGACGAGCCGATTTCCCGGAACGTCATGCCAGCCGTCATCGCTGGCAACGCACCGTAAGACCCACCTCCCCGCAGTGTGTCCCCATGTGGCGCCAGCACGTTGCCCGCATTCATTCCCACGGGCGCATGCGGCGTGCCTTCCGGTACTGCGATCTTCTCAACGTCGTCGTCGGCCATCACGTCGTCTCCGGTTCGCCAGCTCCAGCAGCACGTCGGCGTGGCACGGCTGATCCAGCGGACACCAGCACGCTAGATTGTGGCCTCTGATCAGACGGAAGTCATCCTCGCCCCATATCGTGGCAATGCAACGAAACCGCCGTATTGCCTCCTCCCGCCCGACGTCCACGATCCGCCACGGATTGCCCCACGGCGAGCCACGCCCCACGTAAACCGTGTTGGACGGCATCCGCCATCCTTTCGTCCGCTTCCGTTGAACGCGCTTCAGCATCGTCAGGACGAGTTCTCCGTAGATGGATGCTTCACCCGCATCCGAAATTTCCAGTCCACCTCGTAAGCTGGCATTCCCTGCGGATCGAGTTGGTCCAACCGCATCCTCACCTTGCCCGGCTCCATCACCGCGAAGATCGTTGCACCGTCCGCCAGCTCCACCATGATCTCGCCGTCGAATGACACCACGGGCACCTCAACGATTTGCGGTGGCTTCGACTGGATCACACCACTGTAAGCCTTTCGTGCCAGCCGCTGGTTCGCTCCCATTTTATTCTCCTGGATGATCTCCGAACGGCACGAACGGCCGCGTCACAACGATCGCAGAGCTTATCACAGCTCGAGGCCCAGCCAGCACAAGCTCGGTCACCGCCCACACCAAAGCGTCGGCCCGATCCGGTGAGCCCTCGCCCACATAGCCCGTGGTCGTGAACCCGCAAAGCTGGTCCTCTAGCTGCGGGAACCGTTCCACATGATGCACCCGGCACGGCGCGGTCTCGTCCCCGTAGAGTGCGCTCACAGGCTCGGC